GGCATCCATAAGGAAACAGAAAGGTTTGGCATAATCCTCTTTTAGTGTTTTCGTTGATACGAAAGCACAATTATTAAGAGCTGCATACAAACCTTTCTTTTCTGTTATAGCGGTTCCCATAGCCCATAGTCCACGACCTGGTGGTAAAAATTTCATTGTGAATATTCTCTCGTACATATCTTGGGCTGACCTCTGAGCCTGCCATGCATTCCATCCTAATTGATGTGATTCAATGTGATTCTTCTGCATTGAGTAAGTTCCCTCTACAACCCTCTGTACGGTTTCCCACCATCGCTCGTTCTTTCCATTCTCTTTGATTCGAGAATAGGTTCTCATATAAACTAATTCACCCAATCCGTTAAAACCAAATGGTGGTTTCTTTCTTTTATACTTTGCAATAAAATTTTCCGATAACTTAAACTTTTCCATTATTTTTTTTCCTTATAAATGTTGTGTCGTAACATAGATAAATATAATATATATCCAATCTAAATCGTGATTTACTCAAATCCGTCTACTTTTTTTTCCATATCTTTATACTTGTTTGCTAATTCCTTTCTTAAAAACTCTTGACTATTATTCATCTGATTTTGTGTACTTATTCCTGATTGACTGCTTCCCTCATGTATCTTAACAACACCGATATTTGTATTTATTGTCGATGGATATGTAACACCATCTATACCAAATCTGTTTTTGATGACATGAAACCTACCTGTGTTTGCAATCTTATCCTCTACCTTTCTACTCATACTCATAACAAAATCTGCAGTCATAACCTTTGAGTAATCTTCTGCTACCTTATCAGCACCAATCACATCCTCTTCAAGAGCTGATCGATTAGCCTGTGAAGCAGTCCATATTGGAATCTGTAGTTCACCTGCTAGACCACGTAAATCCTCATAGATATTTCCTATTGCATGTCTCTTTTCTTTAAAGTTACCCGTTGGCATCAAGATATCAGCATAGTCTACAATAACCATATCTACTTTAGTTCCACTTAATTCTATCTGTTTTAAGTGAGCACCTAGTGTTTGAACTGAAGCTGCTTTTGTTGGAAAGTATTTAATCAATAACTTACCTTGTAGTTCAGATAATTTTTTCGATACATCTTCTTTATAATATTTTATGTTTGATGTGGTTATACCACTAAATATAGAATCATATCTCAACCCAACATATGTTTCATTAAGTTCCAATGTATAGTGAACAATTGTTTTGTTCTTACGAATCACATGAGCACCTAAAGCTTGAAGTGTCCAAGACTTACCGATACCAGCTGGAGCAACCACCACACCCAACTCACCAGCACCTAGACCACCATCTGTTATATCATTTATGACATCCCACGGAGTTTTTACAGTTATCCTAGATGACTCTTCAAGTCTTACCTCTAATGATGGAACATAATCATGACCTAAATCTCTGGTAGTTCCTGCCTTCATAGCATCATCTATAATAGTTTTTATACCATCATAATTTTTATTCTGTAACATATCAACAGAATCCAATATTGCTTTCTTCAATGTTTGATTTTTACAAAAATCTAATGTTTCAGTTTGTACAAATTCTAAATCAGTAGCCTCTATTTGTTTCCAAACATCTCTTAACTTTTCAACAACACCAGCCTTCAACACATCATTATCAATCTCATCTGTTTTGTATTTTATGACCTCTAATGTAGGTTGTTTTTTATACTCGTAGTAATAATCTCTTATAACTGTAATCAACCATTTATTAGAATCTGAATCAAACATGGATGGTTGTAATATATCACTAATAGTTCCTAAAAACTTTACATCACTCATCAATGATGCAACAATCTTAGCTTGAAACGATGTTCCAAATTGTGTTAATGTATCACTCATGTGTTTTCTCTGCATACTGATTCAATTGATTGAAATTAGTTGCTAACCAACTGTTGATGTTTGGTAATGTGGTAAATAATTTATCTTCTAAAAACATTTTTTGAAATTTAAATTTAACTAATCTGTTAATTGGTTCACGAACCCTTTCTGCTATTTTTATCTTTGTAGAACCAGATATATCAACATTAGATAATTGCATCAATTTATAATTCAACTCTATCGTATCCTTTGAATCTGGTAAAACATCAATAATTTCATCTATATTAACTATACGGTTCTCACTCAAAAATGGTAATTTTTTTTTGATAGTTTTTAAACCCAAGCCCCTTACACCAGGAATGTTATCAGATTTATCACCATCTAAAACCCTATACCAGATGTAGTTATGTGCATTGATACCATACTCATCCATCACCTTATGCTCATCATACATTTTCTTTTTAGTAGGACTCCAAATTTTAATTCTACCATTAGCTAACTGTAAGAAATCTTTATCGGTAGACATAACTGTAATTTTAGATTCTGTAAGAATTTGTCTACATAAATAACCGATGGTGTCATCTGCTTCTATGTTATCATAGGATAAAACAGTTATGGGAAGTGTATCTAAATATTCGACACACCTAGATAACTGCATCATCATGTTCTGTTTCTCATCTGCCTGTGATGCAAAATCATATGCACGATTGACTCTGTATTTAGTCTTACGATTTTGTTTGTATTCAGGAAATAATTTACGTCTACGATTAGAACCACCCTTGCCATCAAATACTATGATAGCTCGGGTAGGTCTAACCATGTTTATGGTATAAGCAATACTTCTTAGAAAACCAACTATTCCACCAACGTGGATACCATCCTCATTAGTAGTTGGTATGACACTAAATACTCTGATAAAAGTATTCAGGCCATCTATTATAAGAACTTTGTCATCTGGTTTACCATCATCTAATGATCCACCATTTTTCTTTATCTCTTCAAATATAGAGAGGTGTTTTTTATTACTCACTCACTTCCTCTTCTACAATGACATCATCGATTCCAAAGTTCTTTTCATATTTAAGAATTACTTTATCACAAATCATCTCATAACAATATTTCTTAAACTCTAAATCTTTGAGTTTTTCAGACCAATCCTTTGATTGAAATTTGATATCTTTACCATTTTGATCTTTGATTGTATACCAGCTACCACCTTGTTTAACAAGCTTGTGATCTTTTAATACGTGTAACCAACTACCCTCATCATCAATACCACTTTCAAAGTAAAGTTCAAAATCTGCATGTCTCATAGGTGGCCCTAGTCTGTTCTTAATGACTTGAGCTCTCATCTTCATACCAATGGTGTTCTTCTTAGTATCTTTGATCTGACCAAGATTTTTTAATCTGATACGAGTTGATGCATGAAACGGTAGAGCCTTACCACCACTTGTTGTCCACGGATCACCAAACATCACACCAAGTTTTTGACGTAATTGATTTGTGAATACAAGAGCTATCTTTTGTCTACCAATCATCTGAGTGATCTTTCTCATAGCCTTTGATAGGATGATTGCCTTTGATGTAGCCCAACCATCTTTATCAAACTCAGCTTCCAATTCTACTTTAGTTGTAGCAGCAGCCAATGAATCAACAAGAATAGTTACTAACCTATCCTTATCACTTTCACGAACCTTAGCAACAATCTCTTCTATAGCAGAAAAGATATCCTCAACGGTTTCCAAATGTAAGTACAACATACTCTTTACATCTACACCAATTGATTCTAAGAATTCAGTACTAACAGCAGTCTCTGTATCTATGTAAACAGCAACACCACCTTTCTTCTGTGTTTCTGCTAACATATGAGCACCTATCAGAGATTTACCACTACTCTCTAAACCATTTAGTTCTGTAATTCTTCCTACAGCAATACCACCATCTGCTCTATTGGATATAGCTAAATCCAACATAGTAGAACCAGTTGAAATAAAATCTTTTATATCAGTAGGTGTGGTGTCCGTACCATCAAGGAAATAAGCTACTTTCATATCCTTGAATTGTTTATTAATTGTATTGGCTAGTACACCAGCCAATTCATCTCTTGTTGACATATAAGTCTCCCTTGTAAACTATGGGTGTTTAAACAGAACGTAGTTATCGCAATGATAAACACCCATTATGTTTTTTTATTTAATTGTTAAATAAATCGTCAAATGCATCCGAAGTTTTCTTAGAATCGTAATTAGAAGTTACAGCTGGTTTCTCTTCTTCTTTCTTTTCTTCTTCCTTTGCTGAACCACCATTCAAGTAATCATTAAGAGCTTGAGTCAAGTCCTCATATGATTGTTCTTGATAAATCTCAGTAATATTCTTCTGAGCTTCAGTTAGTGTTTCGAGCATCGACGCATCTTCCGTTATAGGAGTCTGATTTGGTTTAACTCTGATTGATGTTGAGGGAAATGATTTACCCGTTTCCTCAGCGGTTTTGAATACTACAGCAATATCACGACCACTTACTGAATCTGTGATATCACCATAATCTGGATCTGCGATTATAGAAAGCAATTCTTGATAAACTGTCTTTCCAAATCCCCAAAACTTAACACCTTGATTTTCCTCACCACGAACAACAACAGGAGCATATGTTCTCATCTTAGCTTCAACTTTCCTACCTAAACGGTAATCATCCTTTGAGCCAGTTCCTTTGAGTTTTTGTGCAAACTCTTCGATAGGGTCTGGTCTACCAAATGAAATCGGTGAAAGATAATTCTTACCACCCAAGTCATAATGAAAGTATAGTTCGATAAACGGATTGTCCTTATTGAATTTATAAGGAACGATTCTAACTATTTGATTTCCTGGTTGAGGTTTCCATAAATTTGAAGTTCTGTTGTTTGATGTTTGTAGTTGGTTAAGGCGATTTTTGATTGCATTTAAATCCATTTTTATTCTCCATTATTTAATTAGTTATTTGTTATTTTTTAATCAAGTGTAACCTTGATACTTTTATAAGTATAATGAATTTCTTCAAAATACAATTTTATTTTTATTTATTATTCCAATCGTTTACATCTATTATCTTGTAGATTTTAGTTGGTATTTTATTTAATCCACCATCATTTGTTAACAATAAGCAGTTCTTATAATTTTCCCACTCTACAGAAAATGACTTGTCCAATACCCCATTGTTCAACTCACGAATCAGATCATTAAGTGCATTGATCGTGTAAAGTGTGTTGGTGTGTTTTTTTCTATGTAAGGAAATAGTATCTGGTATTCCTTGCATAAAATCCTCGTTGTATTCTACATTGTACGTACAGATTAATTGATTGGAATCCTTTTCATTCTGTAACACATAGACCTTATCGAAAACAATATCATTACACGATATAATGATATCCAACGAGTGTTGAAAGTTATCTTTTTTAGTGAATGTACAAAGTAGTTGAGTTTTCATTATCTCCTAAATGCTCCCATTATACCAGACCAATCTTTAGCTACCAACTGATAAGTTGAAGCAGCATCTGCTATTCCTTCCATTTGACCTTTTTTAAATCTAATCTCAATAGTAATTGATCCAATTGCAGGAATTTCTTGTGTACCAATATCTAATATAAATTTATATCCAGCAGCCGATTCTTTTATTTCATAATCTGATATAAAATCTTCTGGCCCCATATTTTTATTGTAAAGTTCCTCACTAGGTATAAACCAGAATACATTACCAGCTTTTGCACCATAAAACAAACTTACCTTTCCAACACTTAATTGTTTTTTAAATAATTCATGTAAACCCATTCTTATATCAGTATCTTTATCTTCAAAATAATTTCCAAAAATATCATTAAAATGTTTACTTCTTTTTACCTGCCACTCTTTCCATTTAGGTTTAAATTTATATTGTAATTTACGACAAAAATATCTAAAATTAGATTTATCTTTTGAAGTTAATTCACCCATACCAACAGCAGCTGTTAGTGTATTTACATCTTCAACACTTATTTTTTGTGTTTGGTATCCAGTCCAAGTTGATTTTATATGTTTTTTAAAAATATCTCTAGCATTTTTATCATTTGTTTTTTCTTTAAATAACTTTGTAACTAAATCACTCCAATCTTTTGTCAATGCATCGAAATTACTTTTATATTCTTGTAAAAAAGCTTGTCCTGTCATTTTCTTTAATCCTAAAGCTTGAGTAAAAGTTCCCAACGTAAGATTTTTAAGTTGTCCAGCACCATATTTTAACGAAACTCCAACATCACCATAACCCTTTCCAAAAGTACCAGCAATATCTGCAGCACCAAAATCAGATTTATCATTAGTCGGGCCTGTCCACCTAACTGGTTTTGCTGCTTTACCGAGTTCCTTAACAATTCTAGTTCCTACATTTTTAGCATCAGCCACTATTTTTTTATTGGGTATTTGTGTACTACTAAACCATGAAACACCACTTTTATTTGTATAGTTCTTTATATCACCACCACCAGACATGGGCTTGTAACCATCTTTACTAGCTTGGCAAAACTTTAAAGCTGGAACTAAATCAGCTCCTGTATTTATTGTACCTGGATTCCATCCACCAACAACAGCACCTGTTATAAATTCATGATAAAACGTAGTTGCAGAAGTATCACCCACTTCTAATAATAAATTATTTTTTATTTCTTCAATAGCTTCATATGACCAACCATGTTCTGTCAAAATCTTTCCTAATTGGTATAAATGTTTTTCATCTTTGGGTTTTATTGCACCAACCCTATAAGACCACTCTTTTAATATTTTATTCCAATATCTCATACAAACTTCTCCGTAATATCTTTCATATCGTGATAATTCAATCCCCAACCAACCTTAACTGGAAACCTACCAGCTTGTTCTAAAATACCCTTAACTTCCTTTAGGTAATCTAAACCATCTTCCATGTTAAAGTCAAATAGAAAAGCATCATAATTATATAGTATTAATTTACTCTTATAATCATCTTTATCTATCTTAGGAATTAATTCACTTAACACCCTCATATTGTTTTCTGTTTCCATTAACTGAATGGTATAATTAAACAACTTGTTGGCGTTCATATCAGTTAGATTCTTTTTATAAATCCTCTTATTATAAATATCTGAAACAATAAAATCTTTAGATTTATATTCTATCCACAACTTCTGAATATACTCATGAACTCTACTGAAATATTCATTATTTTCTTGTATTTCCTTTGGAATATAACCATATAAATATTGAAATGAAAGTGATTTTGCTTCGCTGTAATCCGTACCATATAGTTTTGCCATGTGTTCATGTACCGAACCCTTTGGAAATTCATATCCTATTCTATCTGCTATCAATCTCAGATGATAACCATCGTAATCCATTTCAACCAACACACCGTTTTTATACCTGCTTATGAATTTCTCCCTACTACCATCTTTTTTATTCAGAGCTGCAAAGTTTAATCCACCGAATCTGTTGCTTGGTCTACCAGTAGAAGTGTATAGGTTATACTCACTATAAACCATATCCTCTGTGGTTTGTAAGCCGGTTGATTCTATATATGACAGATTGTCCAGCACCTCGTTGTTATATGTCATTTTGTCATCACTATCACCGCCTGTTTCTAA